CAGGTATTCGTCGCGCACCTTGATCAGCTTTTCGACCCCGGAGACGCTCTTGGTCATGCCGGGTTCGATCTGCAGCGACTCGATCACGTAGCCGAGCGGGATGATGTAAGTTTCCTTGCCGACCGCGACCGACATGCCGTCGAGGATCGCCAGGGTCAACGGCAGGCGCACCGTCATGCGGGTGCCGACGCCGGGTATCGAGTCGATGTCGACGCGGCCGCCCATCGCGGTGATGTTCTTCTTGACCACGTCCATGCCGACGCCGCGGCCGGACACCTCGGTGATCTGGTCGGCGGTCGAGAAGCCGGCCTCGAAGATCAGGGCGAAGACTTCCTGGTCGGTCATCTGGTCATGCACGTTGAGGCCGCGTTCCCTGGCTTTGGCGAGGATCTTGTGGCGCGGCAGGCCGGCGCCGGCGTCGCCGACTTCGCTGACGGTGTTGCCGCTCTGGTGGTAGGCCGACAGGGTGATGGTGCCGACCGGCGGCTTGCCCTTCTCGGCGCGCACCTCGGGCGGCTCGATGCCGTGGTCGAGGCTGTTGCGTACCAGGTGGGTGAGCGGGTCGGTGATGCGTTCGATCAGGCCCTTGTCGAGCTCGGTGTTTTCGCCGGAGGTTTTCAGTTCGACCTGCTTGCCGAGTTTCTGCGAGATGTCGCGCACCACGCGCGGGAAGCGCGAGAACACCACTGACATCGGCATCATGCGGATCGACATCACCGATTCCTGCAGGTCGCGGGTGTTGCGCTCCAACTGGATCAGGCCGTTGTGCAGGCGCTCGAATTCGACCGGGTCGATCTGCGAGGCCGATTGCGCCAGCATCGCCTGGGTGATGACCAGTTCGCCGACCAGGTTGATCAACTGGTCGACCTTGTCGACGCCGACACGGATGGTGGTATCGCCCGCGGCCGGCTTGGCAGCGGCGGGGGCGGCACGCCTGGGCGCAGCCGCCGGCACGGCATCGCCCTCGCTGTCCTTGCCGACGGCGGCCAGCCTGGGCGGCGCGGCCTCGGCCGGCTTGACCGGCAGCGCGCCCGCCTCCAGGGGAGCAAGGGGCTCGAAGAAGCCGTAGTCTTCGCCTTCGCCGCCGGCCGGGGCGGCGGATTCCTCGAAGAAACCGTAGGCGCCATCGGCATCATCGCTGGCCGGTTCGCCGAGCGGCACGACGCGGATGCTGTCATTGCGGGCGACAAATTCGAGCATGCCGCGCAGCAGTTCGCCATCCTCGACACCGTGGATGCGCAGGTGCCAGGGCTGGTCGGGCCCGGCGGCGCGACCGGCGATGCTGACCTGGCCATGTTCAGCCAATTCGGCCAGTTCGGCCATGAGGTTTTCGAGCGTCGCTTCCGTGGTGGCGGCGTCACCTTCGAGCACGAAATGCAGGTCGAACCCCGGGGCATCGAAAGTCGGCGCCGGCGGGACGGCTGCCGGTGCCGATGCAGGTTGCGGAGCGGCTTCGACAGCGGCGGGGGGGGTGTCGCTGGTGAGCCGGCTGAGCCGGTCGCACACGGCCCGGGCCATCTCCATGTCGGCCTCGCCGTCGCCCTGGTGGGCGGCCAGCATGCCCTTGAGGACGTCGCCGGCATCGAGAAAGGCGTCGATCATGTCCTCGCGCAGCTTCAACTCGCCCTTGCGGACCTTGTCGAGCAGGTTTTCGAGGATGTGGGTGACATCCTGCAGGTCGGTGAAGCCGAAGGTGCCGGACGAGCCCTTGATCGAGTGGGCGGCGCGGAAGATGGCGTTGACCCGCGCGGGGCTCGGCGGCCGGCGCGGCGGGAGCAGTCGCCGGGGAGGCGGCGGGGACGGTGGGGGTCGCGGGCTTCGCGCTCGCGGAGGGGGTGGCCGTGGGGGCGGTCGGGGGCGTCACGTTGTCGGGCATCTGCATCTCCTTGTCCTGCACGGCAGGGGGGTGGATGACGGGTTGGTGGGGCGGGAGCACGACGCCCCCGCCCCGGTGGTCCGCGCTAGGCGCGGGACATCATCAGGCTGTCCATCTCGTCCTCGCCCATCGGCATCTCGCCCTCGGGCTTGCCGTTCATCGGCATCTTGTCCTCGGGCTCGACCTTCTTCTCGGGAGGGGACTTCACCCAGTCCCGGAAGTCGCGGGACTTCGCGAGCACGTCGAGCTTCCCGGCGAGCATCAGCAGCCCGCGGTCGTCGGTCGTGCGGGTCAGGTCGACGTCGCCCATCACGCCGGACTCGTCCGCCGCCTTGAACGCCATCGTGAGCTGCTTGACGAACTCCACGGGGAGCTGCGTCTGATCCTCGGTGAACTCCGGGTAGGCCGCGACTCCGAACAGCGGGAGGACCGCGTTCAGGGACTTGACCACCTGGTTGAGCGCGCGGGCGCTGTACTTGCCGGTCGGGGCGGCGGCCTCGAAGGCGGCGTCCTCCGCCTCCTGAGCCTGTGCTCCGGCCATCTCCAGCTCGGGGGGCAGGGCCATCTTCTACTCCTTGGTGTGCGCGGGGAAAGTCTCGGCGACGGCGAGCGCCGCGTCGCCCGTCCGCTTGAGGTTGTCCTTGAAGCGCGAGACGTTGCGCTCGTGCTCCTGCTTCTCGACGATGTTCTTGTGCACGTAGTCGTCGACCACGCTGTTGCTGAAGTCAGACGCCGGGGCGAGCCCGCGCTTCTTCATCAGGCGGTTCCGGTGCTGGCTGTTCTCGACGTAGCAGCCGAGCCCGCGGTCGAAGTACCCCTGCGAGTCGCCCCACGAGGCGGACGTGCGGGCGGGCATCGACACGAGACGGTGCGTCTCCTCCCCGCAGTCGGGGCACGGGAGCACGAGCACGTCGGACTTCACGAGGGCCTCGTGCTCCTGACCACAGGAGGTGCAGCCGAAGTCGTACAGGGGCATCTACTTCGCCTCCACTGGAAGGCCACCAGCGACGCGCTGGGGCGACGCGAGGGGGCAGGGTGTGCCTTCCCCCTCCTCGGACACGAGCGACGCCAGGCGGGCCACCTGCTCGCGCAGGGAGCGGGTCGCGGAGGCCACACGGTCGATGGCCTTGCCCTCGTCGTCCCACGCCCGGACCACCTCGGCAGCCGTCACGGGAGCACCTGCGAGACGCGACCCGGAGACGGGAGCGCGCCCGGCCCGATGCCGAGCTGCACGTCGGGAGGGATGTCCCCGCCGGCCGGGACGGTAGGGCCGCCGGGCACGACTGCCGAGGTGGCGGCCGGCTTCTGCGCCGTGGTGTCGGGGATGAACGTCTCGGGCAGGTTGAACTGCCGCACGACCTCGCTGAGGATCTGCTCCTTCGGGACTCCGAGCTGGAGGAGCAGGGGGATCGCGTTCGTCAGCTCGGCCTTCTTCTGCGCCTCGGAGACGGGCGTGTTGCCGCCGTCCTGCGCGTAGAACAGGAACTCCCCGTCCAGGTCGTCGGGCTTCACCACCTGCGGCTTCCCGTCCAGGAGCAGGATGTCGTTGCCCGTCTCGTCCACGTACAGGCGGAGCATCGAGGTGTAGGTGCGGGCCATCTGCTCGATCGCCGCGTCGCGCTCCCGGGCGAGCCGTCCGATCTCGCTCGAGCTGTAGGCGGCGAGCGCGGTGATCTCCGTGGCCGACGCCTTCGTCGCCTCGCCGCGGGTGAAGGGCGCGAGGACCGACCCGCGGTTCAGGTCGTCCTGTACCTGGCCGAGGTAGCTCACGACCTCGGCGCGAGCCGGGGTGTGGGGGACGGGCAACATCACGTCGGCGAGCGTCTCGCCCGGCTGGAGGTTGACCTCGATGATCTCGCCGTCCACTCCCTGCGTGATCTTCGCCATCCCCTCGCCGTCGATCTTCCCCTTGCGGGTGAGGAACTGGCGGGCGCACTTCCTGACCTCGGCGGCCTGGTAGGTGCGGGCGATGTTGACCTCCTGGATCTGGTCGTACACCCGCTTCATCGAGCTGATGCCGCGGAGGGGGGAGTCCGGCTTCCGCGTGAAGTACAGGGGGATGAGCGGCACGAGGGGGTGTTTGTCCGCGCCCCGGAACGGGATGGCGTCGAACTTCGTGGTGACGCCCTCGACCTCGATCTCCTTGCCGTCGTCGAGCCACTCGCGCCCGTTCTTGTAGTGCTGCGACCAGATGAGGAGGCGGTCGTCGAGCAGGTCGTACACCTCCACGACCTCCACGAAGTCGAACAGCTTCTTGCCCTGCGACAGCTTCCGAGACTTGCGGTCCTTCGCGGCGGGGGCGAGGTAGTCCACCTTCTCGACGGCGGTGTAGTCCTTCTTCCCGTAGCGGGCCTCGGCCTCGGCCACGGGCAGCCAGTAGCGGTGGCCCACGAAACGCTGCGTGGACCACGACTCGGCGTCCTTGTCCACGATCACGTCCCACCCCGGAACCGCGGCGGCGGTCACGCGCTTGTAGACGTCGTTGTTCTCGACGGGCGAGAGCTTGATGCAGGCGTTCGGGTAGATGAGCGCGAGCCGGGAGGCGTCCTCGACGATGGTGCGGACGCGCCCGAGGAACTGGTTCGAGAGCCCCTGCACCACGCGGGCGTTGCCGTTGCCCCTGGGGTCAGGCTTCGTGACGACCGCCGGGTTCTTCGAGAACAGGGAGGCGATGTAGCCCTCGACGAACTCGTAGCCGCGGCTCGTCTCGATGACGAGATCCTGACGGCGGAGGTTCGACCTGTCCCAGTAGCTGCACTCGTAGGCGAGCATATAGCGGCGAAGGTCGGGCTGGAGCTTGGCCCAGTACTCGTCGTGCTCGCGCATCACGGCGCACCACACGTCGGGGGTGATCTGCTTGGTAGCCATCAGGAGTTGACCCTCCAGGGGAGATTCGAAGACATCAGACGATTAGCGCGGAGTCCAGAGAGGAGCGTGTCGACCCTCGCCTGCTTCGCGCTGACGATGGCTGCCTGGGGTACTGACCTCAGACAGTAGTAGGCCAGGGCCAGGCTGACCGCCAGGTCGTCGTGCAGACCGGACGGCGCTTCGGGCGCGAGGCCCTTGGCGTGGAGGCTGCGCAGCTCGTCGAGCGTCACGTCGGGCAAGTGTCGGATGAACCCTTCGGTGACGAACTCCCGGAGCGACTCGTAGGCCGCGACCTTCGAGGACGCGGTGGTGACCCACGGCTTCCCCTGGTTCGACAGCCACAGGTTGCCGTAGCCGTAGTCCTGGAGGCGGAGCAGCGTCACGTGCCCGTGGTTGTTCGACTCCACGAGCACGAGCGCCTGGTTGTACTTCGACGCCACGTCCACGACCTGCGCGGCGAACGCCGCCGGGGACACGGTGTTCGACCTCCACTGGTAGACGACTTGCCTGGTGCTCGCGGTCACCACGGTCAGGGCGCTGTAGTCCCCGCCGACGCCGCCGCCGACGTCCACCCCGACGACGTACACCTCGCCCTGACGGGGCTTGTCGACCACCATCTCCGGGCCGTCGAACTGAAGCTCGGCGATGCGGGACAGCTCCTCGTCCCGGAAGTAGCTGCCCTCGGCGGCGGCGAAGGCGTCCGCCATACAGCCGGGGTACTCCCGCCGGAACTTCGTGAGCCCCATCGACTGGACCATCTGCCGACGCCAGTAGAGCTGCGCGTCGTTGAGCCCGTACTTCTGACGCTCGGCCTCCTCCTCGGCGGTAGGCACGAAGTCGGCCGGCGGGTTCGACCTGTAGGCACGGTGCTCCCACCACCAGAAGGTGACGAGCTTCCACCCGTTCGACCCGTCGGCTGCCATCTGCACGCGGCGGTGGTAGGCGTCCCCCCGCTGGTTCGGGGTGGACTCGATGACGATCTGCCCGTCCTCCACGGTGGCGAGGACCGTGGCGAGCAGCTCGTCGGGGTTGTCGTAGAACGCGAACTCGCTGATGTGCGCGTCGGACAGGGCGAATGACCGCGTGCCGTACTTGCTCGATGCGGTGAACACCGCCGTGCTCGCGCCCGTGTCCTTGAACCGGAGTGCCGTCTTGCTGTCCGAGTCGAGCTTCCGGTGCTTCGTGAGCACAGGAGGGAGGCGGTCGTAGAACCCGCGGTCCATCGCCTGGAGGTTCGTGGCCGAGTCGCGGGTGAAGGACAGCGTGCCCCACCGAACGGGGGTCTCGGACGTGAACGTCTTCCAGAAGGCGTAGGCCCGGACCAGGGTGGACACCCCGATCTGCCTGGCCTTGAGCACGATGATGCGGTTGTGGGCGAGGAGCGCGTCGAGCAGCAGCTCCTGCTCTTCGTTGAGCACGAAGTCCACCCACCCCTTCGTCTTCTTGTCCCACACCTGTAGGAGCTGGAAGAACTTCCGGGGGTCGGCGTAGATCGCGGCCAGCGCGTCGCGCTCGTCGCGTCCGATCTTCGCGGGGTAGACGCTCACGCGCTCTCTCCGAGAAGCACCCGCAGCTTCAGGCGCTCGATGCCGAAGAACAGATCCTTCGAGTCCCCACCCTCGCCCACGCACCAGGCGGTGTGCGTGCCCCCACCCCTGTAGAGCCCGGTGATCCCGATGCCGACCAGCTCGCCCTTCCGGGCGATGGCGAGCACGCCCTTGAGGATCTCCACGATGTCCTCGTTCACGGGCGGCTTGACCTCGGCGAGGCGCGTGACCTTGCGGCGGGCCATCTACAGAACCCTCCGGTTCTTCTGACGGCGACGCTGTGCCCGGTTCGGGCGGACGGGTGCGGGCGGGAACACGAGCTTCCCCACCTCGAGGGCCAGACGCTTCGCCTCGGCCACGCCGAACTGCTGCGCGAGCGCGAGGCTCAGCGAAGGCATCTCGACGCGGAACCCGACCGCCGGGTCGCCGTAGGACTTCAGGCGCTCGCGCATCGTGTCGGCCAGCTCCTTGACGAGGGCCTCGTGGTCGACGGCGGGGTTCACTCCTTCACCGTCCACACGTCGGCGGTGTCCTTGACCTCGCGGGCGATGGCCCGGAGCTTCTCGGCCACGCCGTCCTCCCCCGCCGCGTAGGCCGCGCTGGCGTGCTTCAGGAGCGCGTCGGCGATGAGGGGCAGGGGGTAGGCCACCCCGTTCCCGACGGTCGCCAGGATGGCCGCTGCGGGGCGGCAGTCGGGGCACGGCTTCGGAGGCTGGCCGTCCCGGTACTGGACCATCCCGCTGTCCTTGCAGGTCGCGCACCTCCACCGGGGGATCATCTCCCACGGCTCGCGCGTGAAGCCGCTGTAGTCGTCGTGGTCGTTCACGGACATCTGTTCCTCCGGGTTCAGGGCTTCGCGAGCTTGAGGACGGACGCGAGCTGCTCGCTCACCGTCTCCTCGTCGGACTCCACCTCGCCCGCGCCGGCGAGCTTGAAGCTGGTCCGCAGGTTCGTGACAACGCGAAGCAGCGTCTCGCTGGGCTCGTTCTCGATCCGCTTGTCGTCGAGCAGGGCGTCGAGCCGCTTGCTGATGGCGAGCTTCACGGTCTCCATCTCGGTGCGGGAGACGATCGCCGGACCGCCCGTGGACGCCGCCTGAGCCTTCGCGGACGCGGCGGCGGCACGGTCTCCCCAGCTCTTGACCGTGTTGTAGCTGAGCTTGAAGTGCTTCGCGGCCACCGCGTAGCCGGCCTGGTTCTGCCTCATCCACATCAGGACGTCCTCGCGGAGTCCGGGCGGGTGGGCCTTCGGCATCACGCCACCTCGAGCACGTCGGCATCGGACATCATCTCGCGCCAGTAGGAGGCGGGCCAGTACCGCGTCTCCTTCCCGACGGACCACTTCGGGTGAAGCTCTGGGCCGGAACGGGACTCCTGCTTCCGGGGGCGAACCTCGACCCACACCACGTAGGGGTCGGCGCTCCCGAACTGGCCCGTGCCGAGCACGAGGTAGTTCCTCGTGAGCCCGTCCTTGATCCCGCTCTGCGCCACCACGTCGCCGGGGATCGGGTTCTTCCTGGGGTCGCGCACTCTGCGCCTCCTGTCTGCACCTATACCTGCGCTGGTATCAAAGGATCAGCGCGGCGGTCGCGTCTGCTGTGCGCCCACATTGTGCAACCACAGGGTCAGGAACGCAACAGGTTCAGCGTCCCCGCTTGTCGTCCAGCCTCGCCGCGAGCCGCATCTCCCGCATCCTCAGACGGTGCTCCACCCGCAGGCGGCGCAGCTCGGGGTCGGGCTCAGGGATGAGGTCGACGAGGGAGTCCAGGACTCCGAGGGCGGCGGTCAGCAGGGGGGTGGTGATCTTCACGGGGTCGCCCTCTCGATCGTGATCGTCCCGAGCCCCCGCTTCCGCAGCTCCCGGAACAACCAGGTGCAGGCGATGACGGACTTGCTCACCCTCCCGGTCTTCACGTCTCGGGAGATGCCCGGCAGGTAGCAGCCCTCCGTATCGGCCTCGCTGTTTCCCGGGTGAACGAGCACCCACCTGTATCCCTTCACGTCCTCGAGCATCGGGACGACCTCGCCGCTGGGGCGGGTGTGCCACACGAGCTTGTAAGTTCCGGTCGGGATGGCGGTCTTCCCCTCCACCTTCAGGCGCTTGACCTCGTCCTCGCTCATCAGGTGGTCGAGCCCCCGGTCCACGTCTTCCACGCCGTAGCCGAAGTCGAGCCATCCCTTCCCGTCCCCGAAGTCCACCATCAGGCGGGAGAGCGTCCACGTAGGGCCGTCCACGTCTCGGACCACTCTCAGGTTCATCGGCATCAGACCACTCCGAGTCGTCGTTCCCCCGAGGGGCAGGCAGGAGATCCACCTGACGATGACCGGAGAACACGAGCACACAGGCCCGCTCCTCGGCGAGCCGGTCGGTCCTGGCCTTGAGCCGGTCCACCTCGGCGGTGGCCTTGCGGGACTCGGAGGAGAGGCGGTCTGCCTCCGTCTGCCACCGGGTCGCGAGCAGCTTCCCGGCGGCGGTGCGGGCGGCCACCTCGTTCCGCGGCAACACTGGCCGCCCCGACGGCGGCCAGTGTTGCCGCCCCGGCCACTACCTGCAGGGCGATGACGACGTAGTTCTGTGGCACCACACACAGTATACGGGCGTACTGCTCTTCCGCCTTCACTACGTCGTCGTCTTCTGCACTCGCTCCACGGTGACCTCCCCCAGCCCCTTCGTGGCGAGCTGCGCGTACAACCAGGAGACGGCGACCCTCGACTTCGAGATGGTGCCCTTCGCCTCGTCCCGATCCATCCCTATCAGGATGCACCCCTCGCTGTCGGGGTTCGCGTCGTTCCCGACGTGGATCAGGATGTAGCGGAACCCAGGAACACCCTCGAGCATCGGTGCCTGGCTTCCGTCCCCCCTCGTGTGCCACACCATCTGGTACGTGCCGCTGGGGATGGCGGTCACCTTCGGGACCTTGACCCGGCGGACCTCCTCGTCCGTCATGTCGGACGTCAGCATCCGGTCGTGGTCCTCGCACGAGAACCCGAAGTCGAGCCAGCCTCTGCCGTCGTTGTAGTTCAGCTTCACCGTGCCCAGCGTGGAGTCGGGCAGAGCGTCCCGGGGTTTCTTCTAAGAACTACGTCTCGGGTGGTCGCGTTCCCGGAGAGGGAGTAGTGCCGGAGGATGGAACACCGCACCCT